GCCTCTACTAACTCTGCATAATAACCCAAGCTCAACTGAGTTTTATCAAGGTATGATAACATATTTTCTTTAAAATTTATTTCATTTTCAATTGCAAGTGTAGCTTTAATATCAGGTTTGTTTAAAGGTATAATTTTTGAACTAACTACTTCACCAATAATTTTATCCTCTGGAATATTATCACTCAATTCTATATGGTCATCTGTTACAACTATTCCTATCATCTTATTAGCAACTTCTTTTATTGTTTCTGGACTTCTATAAACTCTAAATATTTTATCGTGAGGTTCTTTGTCTATCTCAATTCCAAGGTATTCGTGAATACCGTCTCTAACACTTATAACTCTTTTATTGTTCTTTAATACTAAATTCATTTTATCATAAAAGATTTTGCTCATAATCGCTCCTTTAATCAAATTCTACCACATAAGTATTAAAACATCTGCAATTAATCTCTTGTCCTGCTATTAAAGTTTTACCATCGCAACTGCTATAAAGCCCCTTAGTTATATCATACTCTTTATTATCTCTTGCTAAATGGCACTTCCTTGTTCTTTCATCTCCAATTGCATTCCAAATAGCTTTTTTAATACCTAAATTTAAAGCTCTCCTATCGCTTAATTGTTGATTAAATGTTTTTAGCTCATTCCTTGCCACTAACTCGCTTTTATATAAATTTTTCTTTTTCAAATTAGTAACTTCTTCGTAAAGTGTATCTAAACTTTTACCTGCACTTAATAGCCTTAATAGGTTATCAGTTAAATTACCCATTGCCTCTTTTTTTAACTTCTCAATAAACATTGTTGTTTCAAGTGATTTTGCATTTACAAAAGTATTAAGCCCATCAGTTTTTAAAATCTCTTTTACATCAACTCCTACTGCTTTATAAACTTCCTCATAAAACTTTTTATTGTTTATTTTGTTTAACCTGTAATAAAGCTTTCTAATATACTTCTTTATCCTATCTTGTGAAAATTGACTTTCTATACTCTTTTGAAACTCTTTCACTAACTTATTATAAACTACTGCATAGTTACCTACTAAATCAGCATCTTTAATTTCAAATTTTTCTCTTAACTTTCTTTTTTTTAGCTCTTTTAATACTTTGTTTTCAAATCTTTTATGTATTGTATTAACTAAAAACTTAGTAAAGTTATATAACTCATTTTCAAGTGTCTTTGGAGTTCTTAAAGGTTTAATAATTACTCTTTTTTTTCTCTTTTTCTTTTGTTTAGCTATCTCTTTAATATCTATTTTAGCCATTTAACTTCCTAAAATTCTTTTGTTTCTTCTAATAAAGGAAACTCGCTTTCAAACTCATCTCTTTCTTTTACTTCTATACCTCTCTTTTTAAGGTATGAAGTAGTATCATATCCTAAATCATATAATTTTAAAGCATTGTCAATTACTTTTGACTCATACTCTATTTTTTCTAATGGAGTAGTGTTTTGATGTTCTTTGAATTTTATGCGGGATAATCCTAACTTTGCACACAGCTTATTTAAAGGAGTTAAAATATAATTACTTTGTAATGACTCAATCATTTCATTAAATATTGTTTTTTCTTGCTTTCCAGTACTATTTAACCCCTTAACATTCTCTCCAATTAATAAAGCAAGTGGAATACCAGTAACCATCGCAAGCCTTCTAAGGCTTATCGTATCTACCTCGCTTAAATTAGTTAAGCTTTGAGATATATTTATTACATCGTCTTCACTATCTAATAACCCAGCTCCGTAAATACTTCTTTTATCCTCTAAATAAGAATAGAATTTAACAATGTTCTCTTCTTGCTTTGCTTGTAATGCTTGTTTAAAGCCTTTGATTTTATAAAAGAGAGATGAGTTTTTTTCAAGTATGCTCGCTCCTGATCTTTCAATTATGCCATCGTTTATAATCTGATTATAAACTAACTCAAATTCGCTTATTCCTCCTAAATTATACATCGGTGCCTCTCTTTGAGTAGGTTTCACATAAGTAAAATCAATAACCCGTGAATAGTGAAAATTATATCCATTCACATTATAATAAATAGGATTTAAATATCTCGGGGAAGATAAATCAGTAACATAATCAACTACTGTAACCATATCGCCGCTAAATACATCGATTTTAATGTTATTTCTATCAATATTCCTTTCTAATGGCATAGATAAATCGCCGCCATCATTGATAACAATAATACCTCTTCCAAATACTAATGCCCATAAGAAAGCCTCTTTAACTTTTGAATGTAAAACTGCCAAATAATACTCTTCATCCTCTGGATTTTCAAAAATTAAATTATTATGTTTTAGTGCATAATCAGATTTAACTCTAACAATCTTATTTCCTATACCAAGCTTATAAATCTCATTTAACTCTTGGTCAGTTACTTTCCTGCTAACTACTACATTTGTATTTATAGGATTTCTCCTATTAGCTAAAAGGTTAAATAGATTAAATAACCCGTCTATAAACTTCATTTAAAATCCTTTTTTAGTGTTATTATAGCAATTTAGAATAATCGTAAATGAGTTTCTCTCTATAAACTAAATCAAAAGCATATATAATTGTATCCACAATATCATCTTTATCCGCAAAATCAGTTCCAAAAAGCATAATCTCATTAATTAGCTCTTGTTTAAATATAATGCTATTATCTACTCTTAAATGGTATGTTTCAAAATATGTAGAAATATCGTCTGCTCTTAAAAGTTTTGATTTTTTTGGTATTAATTCCTTAATTATAAATCCTTTCCTTTTAGCTCTTTGGATTAAATCACTCCCACTTGCTTTATCTTCAATAAAAGCTCCTTTAAAAGGAAATTTAGAGTTTCTTTTATAGAAGTCATAGAATATTTGCTCTCTCTCAACTGATAAAACTTTACCTACAAATAAATCAAGTAAATATAACCTATCGGAAATCACTCCAAAAGCACTAAACACAGTGTTATCGTTTATATCTTTATCTTTTACCGCTGTATCTACTACTATGAAATAATAATCAAAATTCAAGTTTTTATAATCTCCCCATTCTAACCAATCAACTTTAAAAATACCATCTACATCTTGTATATACTGTCCTAAATAAATGTGATTATACTTCTTAATATTCTTCTTTTTTAGATTTTCTGCCTCTTTTATTATCACATCAGGGCAAAATGGATTATCTAAATAAGTAGTGTGTATATGTATCTTATTATCAACTTCTTTCATTAATTTTATAATCGGATCATTCTCAAATCTTGGATTATATGTAAAAAATAGCTTTGAGTTTTCTTGTCTAATAGTAGGAGTTAATATGTCAAGTGAAAATTTACTTAAACTTTGTGCCTCTTCACACCATACAAAACTAAATCCCTCAAAAGATTTTATACTATCTGCTGTGTGATTTTGTAAGCCTTTAAAGATAATATCGCCACCGCCTTTAATCTCTATGTGAGTGTTTAATATCCTAAACATATCATCTAACCCATAGAATGATATTCTGCTTTCAAGTAACTTTTTAGAAGAATGCTTAATTGATAATTGAATTTCTCTTAAACATAGAAAATCAGTCTCTGGATTTTTTATCGCCTCAAAAATTAATCTATCAGCAACTGCCCAAGATTTACCACTACCTCTACCGCCACTAAGAAAATAATATCTAACATCTTTTGTATAAATATCTTTATAAATCTTCGGAACTTTTATTTTCACTCAATAAATTCCACTTGGATTTTATCTATTCTCTTGCTTTCAATATTCACATTTACACTATTTTCTTTTTCGCTCCAACCTCTATGTTTCCCTTTTGTTTTTAGAAAAAATATTATAGCTCCTAAATCCTTTTGATTAATCTTCTCAATTAAAGCACTCTCCACAAAATCAATTACTCCCTCCTCAATTTCTTTTACCATCATATCAAACTTTTTATCTCTTTTTCTCCATTTGTAAAATGTCTCCCTACTAATTCCTACCTTTTTGCAAGTAGCACTAATATTACAATTAAATTGCTCATAATATTTTAAAAACTCCTCTTTTTTATTTGCTGTATATCTTTTTGCCATATCATCCCTTTTTTTTGAGTGTCAACAATGTCAACTTAAACTATTCACAGTATATTAATTATATCATTTTTGTTATTAACTTTTTTCAATTACTCTTATCTCTATACCATCCCAACCGCAAAACTCTATTTTTTCTGCAATGATTTTTTTAATCTGTTTATCATTCTCATAAGATATGCCTTCAAGTGCATCCTGAATTGCTTTTAAAGTATTATCCAAGTCTTTTTTACCTTTTTTCTTGCAATACAATTTATATTCCAAAATAACATCGCCTTTAAAAACTGTAAAATTCTTTGCTCTTGCAAGTAATGCTAATGTTTGTTTAAATGTTTTAGCCTCACTGCTTAAATAATGAATAATCCTGCCTCCTCTATAAGCACCCCTCCAATAAACATTAACTGATGGAGGGATTAAATCGCATTTTAGATAATTTTCTTTATTTTTCACTTAAAGCTCCTAATTTTTCTAAATCTTTTTTAAATGTATTAAAAATACTCGCTCTTATAATCATTGCTTTATTAACTTTATATTTTTTCGCTATTTTATCAAGTAAATTTATTTCTTCTTC